GGCATGATAAACAGGCTAACAATGTTAGGAGAATTCAGATGAAAGATGAAATGAAATACCAATCAAAAGCAATCCCCCTGCGCGGATGCAACGACCCCAAATTTAAGTGGATACCAGCCGCCTCTACTGACGTACGTAGAACGTGGCGCAAAGCGAGACTACTTATCCGCTTAACCAATGGAGCCGCTTATGAAAGCCGTACTTGAGTTTCAGTACCCCGATGACGAGTACAAACTAGAGCATGCACTAAAGGGTACGCAGTACTACGATGCACTGTGTGAAATAGACATAGTCCTTGCCGCTCCGTATACCAAAGCAGACGCATACGGCAGGATTAAGAAAGTAATTTTAGAAGTATTGGGGGACACATGAGTGAACTAAGTATATGGGAGAAAGCAATGGGTTGGCGTAAGCGTCAGATGGTTGAAGCGCAAGTTGATAACGAAATCACACGCAAGATACGTAACAACACGCTAGAAGAAGTAGCTAAGGAGTTTGACAAAATGAAATCATTTGGGGATACGTCAGCATCCTTTGCAGTATACGTACGGGGGATGAAGCGATGAAAGCACTAAACGCTTGGGAAGAGCTAGCACAAGTAGATCGGCCTAGCATTTTTCTAAAGGATGTTTATTTTCGCGCCAAAGGCAGTGGAACTATTACAAGTGAAGAAGGCTTAGGCTACAAACAATTTGGCACGTTTACTCGTGCTAAAGAAAGACAACCAAACAAACATGAAGGAGTTTTAGAACATGCCGAGACCAAAGCCGCCCGAACCACTAATAGGAAGGCAAGTACGAATGTCAGACACGGAGTGGCTAAAGTTTAAAGAATTAGGAGGAGCCGACTGGCTAAGAAAACATGTCACTAAAAAAGCAAAGTTCTCACAAGAATACTACAAAGCCCTTGTCAAAAAACAAGGTGCTGACTCAGGAAGAGCTAATGGCGTGGTGGCCGTTCACACGGCTAGACCCGAAGCGATTCCCCAAGCTAAAGAAGCCACAACCAACTGATTATGAGGAGGCAACATTTTGACCACAGGAATTGAGTATTTAAAAGTAGAGAAGAAACGCAAGGGGCGGGGGCTTGGTAAGAAACCCGCTTTAGCTTGCACGAGCTTGCGACTGCCGAAGGAGGTGATGGATTATTTCGACACCAACCATCGAATGTCAAAGCAAGCCAAGATGAGAGAAGTTCTTACCGAGTACGTTAATAAACAAACAGGAGTTAAACCATGACAATCAAAAAAGTAACCAAAGCCGCACAAGTGCGTAGCTACGTAGCGGCAAACCCAAAGGCCAAACCACAGGAGGTAGCGGATGCTATCGGTGTTGGTATTCAGTACGTATACACAGTGCTGTGGAACGCAAAGAAGAAGGCTGGAGTAAAGAAGAAAAAGCCTACGCTTACCCTAAGAGAACTAATGGATACGCCCAAAGCCAAAGAAGCAATGGCGAAGCACAAGCAGATTATGGATGACACAATAAAAGGTTGGAAGAATCTTTCAGTTGGTACAACAGAGATTCCAATGTTTGAAGGCACATCCAGTAGACTTGCTGAACTTTCGATTCGACCCAAGATTCGTATGCAGGGTAGCGATGGAACACAACGTGAGTTGTTCGACCCAGTAGATCACCCTGAGCATTACAAAGTAGGTGGAATCGAGACCATCGACTTCATCGAGGCGAAGAAGCTGAACTACAACATCGGCAACGTGGTGAAGTATCTGACTCGTGCCGACCACAAAGGCAACAAGCTCGAAGACTTGCGCAAAGCTCAGTGGTATCTGACTCGTGAGATCAGCGCACTGAAGTAAAACGACCTAACAATGTTAGGGTATATCCTAGCCGCCTACGGGCGGCTTTTTTACGTCTGTACTATTGACAAAGTAAAACGCTGTGCTATATTGACTCCATAAACAACTGGAGTATTAGATGGCAAGCACCCCCGAAGCCCTTGTTAAGAAAAAGATCAAGGCAATCCTCAAAGCCCACGACATTTACTACGCCATGCCTATCGGTACTGGCTATGGAAGCAGTGGCACTCCCGACTTCTTATGTTGCATTAACGGCCACTTTGTAGCTATCGAAGCAAAGGCAGGCAAGGGCGTAGCAACCGCGCTCCAACTCAAAGCCCTCGACCACATTCAGCGTAGTGGTGGGCATCCAATGATTATCCGCGAAGACAATTTTGCGTACTTAGAGCGTGTGATTGAAGACTGCATGAATTTTGAGTTAAAGAAATGAAAATAATAACAGTTGACTTTGAGACGTTCTACTCACGCGAGGTTGGCTTTGCCAAGCAGACTACCGAAGAGTACATCCGTGACCCGCAGTTCCATGTCGTAGGGGTATCAGTGCAGGTAGATGACGGAGAGCCAGAATGGTTCAGCGGAACGATGGTTCAGACTGCCGACTACCTTGCGCAATTCGATTGGGGCAATTCATTGGCGCTAGCCCATAACGCTATCTTTGATGGTGCGATTCTGAGTTGGCACTTCAACATTAAACCAAAGGGTTGGTTGGACACACTCTCCATGGGCAGAGCCTTACATGGCACTAACGTAGGGGGCAGTCTGAAGGTGCTAGCGCAGTACTACGGCATCGGTGAGAAGGGCACAGAAGTTGAGAACGCCCTTGGCCTGAGACGGATCGACTTTCCCCCCGAGCAGTTAGCAAGGTATGGGGAATACTGCATGAACGATGTAGCCCTGACATGGGATTTGTTTGGCAATATGAGCGCAGGGTTTCCACAGGTAGAGCTGCGGCTAATTGACTTAACCATACGCATGTTCACAGAACCGTCTTTGGCGCTGGACTTGCAAGTACTTGGTGACCACTTGGAATCGGTAAAAGATTTAAAGGCCATGGCGCTAGGGGCTTACGAAAAAGAAGACATGATGAGTAACCAAAAGTTTGCCATTATGTTGCAAGCCGCAGGCGCTACACCGCCAATGAAGATCAGCCCCGCCACAGGCAGAGAGACTTACGCCTTCTCTAAGACTGACGAAGAGTTCAAGGCATTGCTAGAACATAACAACCCCGCAGTACAAGCCCTAGTATCCGCACGCCTAGGTACGAAGTCGACCATTGAGGAGACGCGAACCGAAAGGTTTATTGGCATTGCCAAGCGAGGACTTATGCCAGTTCCCCTGCGATACTATGCCGCTCACACAGGGCGGTGGGGCGGTGATGACAAGCTCAACCTACAAAACATCCCGCGCAACTCCCCCCTGAAACACGCTATTTACGCGCCAACAGGGTACGTGATGATCGACTCAGACTCATCGCAAATTGAAGCCCGTACGCTAGCATGGCTTGCGGAACAAGACGACTTAGTGGAGGCATTTGATCGTGGCGAAGACGTATACAAAATCATGGCATCTGCTATCTATGGCAAAGACGTCACGCAGATTACAAAGGACGAGAGATTCGTTGGTAAGACCACTATCCTTGGCTGTGGGTACGGGATGGGTGCGGCAAAGTTCCAAGCTCAACTCAAGAACTTTAATGTGGAGATTGAACTGGATGAAGCGAAACGCATTATCGACACGTACCGCACAACGTATCCGAAAATTACTGCGCTTTGGAAGAAAGCGGGCCTAGCCCTTGAAGCCATACTGCGTAATAGCGCAATGGGATTGGGCAGGGACAGTGTCCTTAAGATCGAGGGAAACAACGGCATCCTTTTACCAAATGGTTTGTACCTGCGTTATCCGAACCTGCGCATATTTCAGAACGAAGAAGGCAAAGCTGAGATGGTGTACGACACCAAACGAGGCAAGGCTACGATACCCAACCGAATTTATGGCGGCAAGGTCATTGAGAACGTATGCCAAGCGTTAGCTCGTATCGTAATCGGTGAGCAGATGCTATTGATCGCCAAGAAGTACAAGGTTGTGATGACTGTCCACGATGCGATTGCTTGCATAGCGCCGACACCCGAGGCTCAGACTGCGCAAGAATACGTAGAGATGTGTATGCGCGTGCGACCCAAGTGGGCACTTGACCTACCACTTAATTGCGAGGCCGGATATGGCAAGAATTACGGTTCTTGCTAAAGCTAACAGGCCGTACGGCAAAATAAACAAAGGGACAACCATACCCTACGGCACACTTGCGGATGCAAGCCAAGAGCTTATCAAAGTTTACTACTATCATGGGTACAAAGAAGACTCAATGTTGCCTGAGTTTCCATGCCTACCATACGAGGAAGAACCAACTATCGACCCTGATGAAGAGCTATGCAAGGCGCAGTTAGCCGAGCATGTTAAAGAAATGTTAGACACTCTTACGCCAAGGGAATCCAAAGTATTACGTATGCGGTTTGGAATTGAATTAGATGCTGACCACACCTTAGAAGAAGTTGGAAAGGCGTTGTATGTAACAAAGGAACGTATTAGGCAGATTGAAGCCAAAGCATTACGCAAAATGAAGAGGCCGGAGCGTAGCGAGATACTAAGACAAATTTGGATGCCTGAAGATTACTATCAAACAACAGAAGATAAGAAAAGAGAACTTCGTAGCATACAAAAAAGATGGAAAGAAGCTAGAGAAGAGCGGGAAAAAGAAGTAGAAAAAGCAATACAGGAGCGGGCTTTTGCTAATGGAACTTTCTTGACGCCCAAGAAACGCAAATTGTGGTGGGAGCTTAGACCCGCACTTCAAGATGCGCCATGGGTAGAAAACTTAAAGGTAGAAAAGCCCGATATGTACCAAGAACTAAAGGAATTGGTAGGCCACATTTGGGATATGGATGCAAAAGAGATTTGGAAGAAGTACACAAAGGAAGATATATGAAGCAGTTAATTTGGTCGTTCAGTAGTCTCAAGACTTTTCAGCAGTGCCCTAAGAAGTACTATCACACCAAAGTTGCCAAGGATGTAATCGAGGGCGATACAACCGCTACGCTTTACGGCAAGGAGATGCACACAGTTGCCGAGGAATACATCCGAGATAGCACGCCCATACCTGAGAAGTTTGCATACATTAAGTCTTCTCTAGATAGACTAAACGCCATCCCCGGGGAGAAGCATTGCGAGGTAAAACTAGGACTAACCAAAGACCTACAGCCCTGCGAGTTCTCAGCCGAAGGCGTGTGGTGGCATGGGATTGCCGACTTGGTTATCTTAGACCGCGAGAAGAAGCTGGCCTACTCGGTCGACTACAAGACAAGTAAGAACGCACGCTATGCCGACATGGGGCAACTTGACCTGATTGCCGCCGCCTTGTTCGCCAAGTACCCCGAGATTGAGCGGGTCAAGTCTGCGCTTATGTTCGTAGTCAGTAAGGAATTCGTTAAGGCCGAGCATGATGCCAAGATGAAGTCGAGTTATGTTGAAAAAGTACTGCCGACTATTGAGCGACTCGAAGGCGCATTCATGAGCGGGGTTTGGAACCCCAAAACAGGGCCACTCTGCAAGTGGTGTTCAGTGAAGCAATGTGAATATAACAAAGGATGAACTATGTCAGATGATTATGTACGCGCACGTAACACAGACCCCTCGACAAGTCACGAGGCGGCAGATAAAGTAGGGGAGTTCGCCCATGCCCACTACTATCAGATACTACATGCCTTGCTAGACCACGGCCCACTAGGTAAAGATGGTATTGCTAAGATGGCGAACATGAATAGCCGTGAAGATGGCGTTGCTGTATCCCGCCGACTGCCTGAGTTGCAGAAGATGGGTTTAGTATCCCCCACGGGCGAGAAGGTTCAGTCGCGTAGCGGTCGTAACGAACGTGAATGGGCTATCAACGAAGCCGTATATCAAGAAAGAGTTAAACAAAATGCCTTACGTAAACAAACCAAGACCTTATAAGAAGGAATACCAACAGCAAGTTGCCCGTGGCGAGTTGCCTAATCGGATGGAGCGTCAGCGTGCCCGTAATGAGTACGACAAGAAGCACCCCGACAAGAACAACGATGGCACTGCTGATTCTAGGGAAGGCAAAGACATTGCCCACGTCAAGGCGCTAAGCAAGGGCGGCTCTAACAAAGATGGCACGAAGGTGCAGTCCCCAACGGCCAACCGCTCGTTCAAGCGTAACTCACAACACAAGTTGGTGACTGAGACAAGCGCCAAGGAACGTAAGAAGAAATGAAACTATCAGAGTATGACTGGCCGCGACCACACGGCTTCACCCCGTTCGATCATCAGAAGACCACCGCTGAGTTTCTAATTAGCAACCGCAAGAGCTTTTGCTTTAACGAGCAGGGCACAGGCAAGACCGCATCAGTGATTTGGGCGGTGGATTATTTGATGAAAGTTGGAGTAATTAGCCGAGTGCTTATTGTTTGTCCATTGTCGGTGATGAAGGCCGCATGGCAAGAAGATCTGTTTAAGTTTGCTCTGCATCGCACAGTAGCTGTAGCACACGGTGGAAGAGAGAAGCGCAAAGAAATCATTAACGGACTTGCCGAGTTTGTCATCATTAACTTTGATGGCGTTGAGATCGTCAAAAAAGAAATCATGGCGGGTGGGTTTGATCTCATTGTGATTGATGAAGCGTCTGCGTACAAGAACGCACAGACTGACAGATGGAGAACCATGCGGGACATTACCAAAGTGGTTAAGGGTCTGTGGATGTTGACGGGTACGCCAGCGGCTCAGTCGCCTGTGGATGCTTACGGATTGGCAAAGCTTGTGAACCCCCAAGGTGTGTCACCTTTCTTTGGTCAGTTCCGCGACACAGTCATGCACAAGATCAGTGACTATCGTTGGATACCTAAGCCCACTGCGGAAGCAACTGTACACAAAATACTTCAGCCTGCTATCCGGTTTGAGAAAGCCGACTGCCTTGACTTGCCCGAGGTTACTGCTGTTGACAGAGAGGCCCCGCTCTCGCCACAGCAGATGAAGTACTACAACATACTCAAGAAGCAGATGTTGATTGAGGCAGCAGGAGAAGAGATTACGGCTATCAACGCCGCAGTAAAGCTCAACAAGCTCTTGCAAATCTCAGGCGGTGCAGTGTATTCAGACACAGGTGAAGTGATTGAGTTTGATGTGTCTGATCGCCTCAAAGTAATTAAGGAAGTGATTGACGAGTCAAGCCACAAGGTGTTGGTGTTTGTTCCGTTCACGCACACAATTGAGTTGTTAACCAAATACTTAATTAAGAACGGCATCACATGCGATGTCATTAACGGGGCTGTGTCTGCTAACAGACGCGCAGAGATTGTCAAAGAATTTCAGACACGGGATAACCCTAAAGTGCTTGTCATCCAACCGCAAGCGGCATCACACGGGTTAACACTAACTGCGGCTAACACTGTTATTTGGTACGCTCCCACCTCTAGTGTTGAAACGTATTTGCAAGCAAACGCACGCATCGACAGGCCCGGCCAACGCAATCCAATGACTATCGTACACATACACGGAAGCCCAACAGAGAAGCGTTTATATGCTTTGTTGCGTAACAACGTGGCAAACCATAACAAAATAATTGATTTATACAGAGAAGAATTTATAGACGCCTCTTGACAATGTCAAAAGTGGTGTTATATTAGAGTTGTGTGGCAGTGGTGGGTAACGGGTTAGCGCCGTTGCATTTCGGTTCCATTAGTTGATAGGACGAAACACTGCTTTATGTGAACCATCATTTGCTACACATTTATTAGGAGAATCAGATGGAAGAAGTTGAAGACAAAGTCACCTCCGTAGACTTGGACAGATTGACCTCAATCTATATCAAGATACGCGACAAGCGGGCGGCAAACAAGAAAGTGTTTGAAGCCGAAGATCAAGACCTCGAAGAGCAGATGAAAGTGTTAGCACAAGAAATGCTCGACGTATGCAAAGACATGAATGCCGACAGCATTCGCACCCCACATGGCACGATCATGCGTTCAATTAAGTCACGGTATTGGAC